GAGACATCTATTTTATGTGATAATAAATTAGCTTTTGTTGACTCTAATCTAGTAGCAGAAATTGACTTTGTAGCAGCCTTAATTTCGTTGATATTTTTATATTGTGTTAACATTAGATAGATTCAAATTTTTGATTAGTTGTTACATTTTTTATACCAATATCGTTATTATTAGCATCTCGTAATACAATGTTTTCAGATATATAATATACTCCCGAATTCCTTGCAAGATTATTTGAATTATATCCATAATACCCTGGCGTTACTGGTATATTTGTTGGTTCGATATTCCAAAATCCATTTGAATTCATACTCCATACTTCTCCACCAGCTACTGCTTCAATAAAATAGTAATCGCCGGCAACTATATCATTCATATCTACGTAATATTCCATTTCGAAGTACGGATATTCATTTCGTGGCCTAAAATCATACGGATTATTAACAGTATCTCCAACATTTCCAACATTACCTTCTGAATATAATATCACTTGATTAAAATTGCGATACGCTTTTGGATTTGTTCTATTTAATCGTATTTGTATACTTGTTCTACGAGGATATCTAGGTAAAAATTGTAATTGTATTCTAAATTTTAAAGTTTTATTTTTTTCTCGTAATACATCAATTGCATCTTGTGTTATAGTATATCCATTTGCTTTTGGTTGAACGCCACCGGTAAATGGCAAAGATTTAAATCCACTTGAATTATTAGTACCATAATACCACGTGGACGCATATGATGTATCTATCCTATCTAGATCCTGTATTTGATTTCTAGAATCTAAACTTATTGGTAATATTAATTCAGTATATAAAATTTCTTCAGAATCTGCAATATTTAAATCAATTGGTAATCCACTATTTACAACTGAAACAGGAAATTTATAATATTGAAAATTCGTGTCAATTACTTTTAAAACAGACGTAGTAGTAACTTTATCAATTATAGGTTCTATAACTAATAGATTGCTAGATGATGGTTCAATTGAAATATTTCCAGCAGTGTCACGAGGTAATATTGTAGTATCATTCGATGCATATGTTAAACCATTAACATAGTAATCAATTACAAAATCTGGCTGTGTTAACGGTCGACTCGCTCTATTTGTTACATCATCTATAATATTACTAATAATTGTACCCATATTATCTAACTACTTTAAAATATATTTTATCATCGATAATTTGTTCAGTGAATCCATCTATAATTTTAAATTCCAACCGGTAATAACGCTCTGGCATAAAACCATTCATATCAATGTGAATAAAATTACTTGTAGAATCACAACTTACTTTATTATAAATATTATCATATGGAATTATGGTTTCATCTGTAGCAGCATCATATACTGCATAATATGTAGTAGTAGGTAAGAATTTTACAGTTTCATATGGGAATAAATTAGTAGGAGATTTTCTAGGATATTTATCTCGACTATATATTCTAATTTTAGCAATTTCTGTATCTTTATATGTAGGCTTTATATGAGTATATATTGAATATGATTCTAAATCTACTGCTGTTAATGAACCTGTTGTAAATGTGCTGTTATCCCAATACATTGTTAGTTTAGGAACATATATGGTATGAGTATCTCTACTAAAATATCTAACATATCCGGTTACATTAGAATTTGCTTCATCTGCATCTGAATATTTTAATAAAAATCCATTATTAGGTATTAACGCTCCTGCACTTCCACTAATCCATATTTTAATAGCATCTGTTACATCGATATTGATATCAGTAGGAGTATGTTTTGATATATCCGATGTAGATAAACCAGCCTGTGGGAAAAAGCTCTGATTAAAATTTGATATATTGAAAATAGCTGAACCTGATTGATATAACCAACTACCACCTTCACCACTTCCGGTAACATATATAGATGAACTGTTAACTTGTATTAATTGGCTACCTGATATCCATAAACTACCAGTTTGTGAATTTAAAGACCAAGCTTCATATGGTTCTGCCCATGTTACGCCATCTGTAACAATTGGACTACTGGTAGCAAATCCAGTACCATTTTGCCATGGTTGTCCTGCTAATTTACAGTCAATTGTAAATGTTGCTGGTAGATTTTTTGCGTGAGTTGTAAATAACTGCAATACGAATTTGCATGAATCTAATGAAACTGAATATTTAGATAATACATCAGTTACTTCTGACATATCAAATTTAATCAATGATCTAGATTTCAGCCAATTCTCACCAGCAGTATTTAAGTTTTTTCCTATCTCTAAAACTTCATCTAATCCAGTATTAGTGTTTGAATTAGATTCATATAATGTTGCGTCTTTTTCGCTGTAAAATATTCTGAACATGTTATATAACCATTCCTGATAATTGTGTTAAACTTCCTGTTAATGATCCTGAATATGCAGTATTAATTACTGTATTCGATGCAATAATAGAACTTGTGTAATTAATAGCACTACCACTATTAGTATATACTGAACTATTTAATATTTGTAAAGAACCTAATGTAGTTGAATTATATAATGCATCAGTTGTACCAGTATTAACAATATTTGAATTATTAATACGTACATTTAAATAACGACCATCTGTTAAAGCACTACCAGTATTTAGCATACGTATATCACTATTTGAAATACGCATTGTAGATAATGTAGTTGTTGTATTAGTATAAACCCTAGCGCCATTTGCAATCGATTCGATTCTAGAATTATTAATATTTACAACCCCTCCGGATCTAGGATGAGCTAGAAATGAAAAATTACCAGTAACATTACCTTTGAAATTAACAATTGTTCCAGTACCTTGTGATTGAAATACTATGTTAGTGGTATTGCTAGATCCTAAAAAATTAATATCTCCATCAATATTTACAACACTACCTGCTGTAGTATTACTTACAATAAATCTACCGGTACCAGATGTTGTTTTAGTATTAATATTTCCTTTGAAATTGATTCTATGATTAGCTCCACTCGATAAATGAAATATACCGGTTGTTAAGCTATTATTAGATATATCATTTAAATTACCTATTAAATTTAAAGTAAATGCCCCACCCAATTCTGAACTAACAATGCCTAGTAAGTTAAATGGTGTATAGGCCCATGAATAATCAATTTCTTTTATATCTATGATTATATCACTGCATGTTAACGTTCGGCCCCTAAATAATGTTACTGGACTATAAATATAATCTCCTATCAATCTAAATTTACTAGTTTCTAAACTTCCTCTGATATAAAAACTACATACACTGTTTGCTGGAAAAATTCTTCTAGTAACATTAGATCTATAATTAATAGATGTATTTGAAATTCGGCCGTTAAATATATATGCAGCCCCAACTCCGACATTACCACTATTAATAAATTGCCAATAATGTTCTTCACTTGATTCAAAAATATTAACAACCGGTAATGTAATTGGCTCCACTTCATATAATTGACAGTGCCATGACGTTAATTTTTTTGTATTAGTATAAAAATTACAACCTCCACCATTAGCATCTATATATTTAAAATAGTTATTTCTACCATCAGTGGTATCCGCCCCATAACCATATTGTTCATATTCTAGGTATCCGTCGACGAAACATGTTTCATTAATTGTAGCATCTGGATTAAATAATGCTAAATTTACTCCAGTTACACTTTGGTTTCGTAATATTATTTTAGCTCCTATACAGAAATAGTATATAACACCATTTTTCCATAAATTAACTTCATTTACTCTAGTATTCCAATAATTACCATTAGAATCGCGATTGTCAAATTCATATATTCCAGCCCCGACAATAATAACACTACCAGACACTGCTAATGTTTTAGCAGCATACAATGTTTGTAATGGTTTTGCTGAACTCAATCCATCATTCGAATCACTACCACTTGGCGAAACATATATAACATGCCCCGTTGCACTAGTATAAATATCTGACCATGTAGTTGGGGGTGCATATGATGCCGAGATAGCATATGATGATGAAATACTAGTATCTGCTGCAGATGAACTATCTATAAATAGAACATATGAAGCTGTTAAAGCAGTTGTAGCAATATTTGCATATGATGCACTAGTAGCTAACAGTGATACTGATGCTGAGTCTGTATACGGAGCATATGATGCACTTATTGCATATGATGATGATACTGTATATGAACTAGAAATTGAGAAAGAAGCTGTTCCCTGAAGAGATCCAATAAATCCTACTGTTGACATTGCAGAACCTGATATGACAAATGATCCGGAAATTATAACATCCTCAGTTTCATTTCCAGTTAAAACATCATATAAATCAGAAACGTAACTCGCAGAAATTAATGCTCCAGGAACAATTTGTGCATAATTATTCTGTAAAACTCCCATTGAAATCCTTTTTTATAATAAATATATAAATTCAGAATTCCAATCAAAAATAATTAATAACTAACTACGCGACCTTTAATATCCTGATTAGGAAATTTAACTTCAAATATGCTAGGATCTAATGAAGGATATATAACACCATTTCTAGTTGCGGTTCTTAAATCATATACATTACCAGAATATCCTAAATCACTATCATATAAATTTTTTAAATTAATACCAATTACAGATTGAACGCCTTTTATATTAGCTAATGTTGTAGTAATATCTGATTTAATTATTGGCTGATTTATTTGCCAACGATCTATATTAAACAATGTTTTTAATGCATCAACACATTTTAATAAAACTTCATTGCTATTATAATTAGGTAACACTGAAATTTCAAAGTCTACACCTATATTAATAATAAATGCATCTTTTATATTAATTGCATCAGTTAAAATTCTATAATAATTTAAATATGTTTTTAAATTATCTTTTACTGCAGAATTCAATTCAGTTAATTGCTTAGAACCATTAAACCCTAACACATACATATTCATTGCTAATGGGTTTGCAATTCTACTAGCAATATATTCATCTTGTGATATCTGATCATCTGGAACAATATATGCTTTTGCAACACTACCAAATTTAGATGGCATAGAATATGTACGGATAATATAATCTTCTCTAGTAACTAAACGATTTTGAGTTGCAAAATTAGATAATGCATTATTTTTAATTTCTTGCAACGTTTCAGCTGAAGAAGCACCACGAGCTGGTTGACTATTATTCACAGCAATCGAATTTTTAACAAAATTTATTATTCCGGCATTAGCAGTTGAGTTAACATCATCATTAAATTCAGTGTATAATACCGATGTTAATGTATTAGACGGAACATTATCAGCAACACCATTACCAATTGTATATGTTATCGTTAATGTAGTATTACTAGGTGCCTGGCCATATGTTCTAGTATATAAAAAGTTTGATGGGTCTATATCAATGTCAACCGAACGACGAAAGCCAGCTAAACCATTACCGACATTATCTGGATTTGGTATAATTTCTTCATCATTATTATCAGATATCCCTGCACCAAATTGTAATTCTAATTTATTATCACTTCTCATTCTTGTTATAAAACGTTTTGAAGTTTTTTTCATTTTTAATAAACTAGGACAATCAGATCTATATTGAGCAAAATCTGGATCATTTTCTAATAAATTAGGGACAGATTCAAAAATAGTATCTTGTGCTAAATATGGAACTTCATACCAATTATCGCCATCTGATTCCGTAACAGATACAATTTCAATAATATTAGTATCTGGTAATAAAACTTTATCATACGCAATCGGAGATCCAAATGTAAATGTAGCAGTTTTAATATCACCTGATACTGCTTGAGCTGATTTTTTTAATAAATAATATGTAGGTTGTTTTGTATCATCATTTGTTTCATATATAGTAACCTCAGTTGGGTTAATAGATGACGAAAATGTGAAATCAACTAAATCTAATGTTCTAAATATAGCAGCACCATTTTGTTGTTTTATTTGCATACCAGGTTTAATTGATAATGCATATGTAAAATCCGGTCGAACTGCAGTACCAGAACCGATTGCTGGAACTAATTGATATATATCTAAATCTGCGAATGCTGGATTTACACTTTTTGCTCGGTAACCTAACGATTTAGCTAAATCATAAATATTACCACGTTCAGATGCTTGTTCTAATAAAGATTCTTTTAAATTATTATCAGAATAATATGATAACACATCACCAACATATGATGCTAAATCTAAAAATAGCATACCTGGCGATGCTTCATTAAAATCAGTATATGTTTGTGGGAAATACTGTTTAGTAAATTCAATCAAATTTCTTTTGAATTGTCTAAAATCTTTTCCTAAATATGTTACTTCTTTTTTTGCTTCCATGGATTTAACTAACTATTAATTGCCCGTTATTATCAGCTGATAATGTAATACTTTTAGTATCAAATCCATTAACTGAAAATACTAGTGTTATTTGTATATTATATTGTAAGTTCGGATCATCTTCAGCTGTTACTATTGTCAGATCATCAATTTCTATATATGGTAACCAGTGTGATAATGCTGATGTAATTATATCACTAATTTCTTGTTTGATTTGAGATACGTTTGGTTCAAATACTACATATAATAAATTTGTTCCAAAATTTGGCTCCATATATCGTTCGCCGACACGAGTTAATAATAATGTTTTAAGATTTTCTATAGCTTGTTCGGTTGTTAAATATATAGATTTAAAAATAGGAGATGTAGATGAAAATGAAACACCTAATCCTATAGATGGTGTAATATTTGCATTAATTTCATTTACTCCTATAATTTGGTATGCCATTAGTTACCTTTACTTCTTTTTATCTGCAATTGCTTTCATCAAAGCAGAATAATCTCGTGTCATTGCTTTTTCTACTTCTGGTGCTACATCATATACTTTACCTGTTTCAGGATCTTCCATTACAGTTTGACCTTGATTCATAGGTTGACGCAACATACCAAATCCATGGGCATCATCAGATGAAAATCTTAATTCATCCATTCCTTCTTGTAACATTTCTTTAAATCCAGCTGGATTTGATTCGATTAATGGATCTGTACTATTTAATACCGATGCCCATTTATTCTCAGAAAATGTTACATTTCGATTTGAGTTATTATTAGTTTTTACAACAGGTTTAGATGCTGTTTTCATAACCGGTTTAGTAGGTTTTGTCATTTCATTAATTGTAGATTGTAAGCCTTCTCGAAGAATTTCAGTTAATTCTTCTTTAATAACTTCGCGCACTGCAGTTTTTAATGCTGTTATAAATGTTTTATTATCCATATTTACTATCTTTTATATAAATATAAATACACCTAAAAATGAGTTAAATCCATCTGTCTGATAACTTAGGACCATATATGATATCTGTATTTGTATCAATGTAATAATCTCCAGCTTTACCAATTGCATTATCCGGTAAACCTGCTACTCGATGAACGACACTAGGTGCTTCTTGTAATGATGTTAATAGATTTTGTTGTTGTTCTAATAAATATTCTATAGCATCAGCTCTTCCTTGTAAATCACTATCCGATACATTATATTCATTATAAAATTCAGTTGCAACTAAATCATTAAAATCATCAATATTATTTGAGTTCGATCCAAAATCTGGAATTGCATAATCAGATTCACCATCAGTATTATATGTAGATGATACTTTAGAAATAGCACCCATTAACGGTGGTACTAATACTGCTAATTTAGAACTTATAGATGCTGGTACTGTTGATAATATATTTAATGATTCTATAGCATTTACGATAGTTGCATCTTGAATTGCTGTTAATTGCATTGCTAGAAACACCGGAGCAGTTACTGGATTAGATAATTGTGCTGCAGTAATTGCAGTTTTGATACTTTTAGCAACAGTTAACATTTGTTTAATTTGTTTTATCGATGTTTGAATTCTAGGTAATGTTGCTTGTATGTCTTGTATTTGTAATTGTATCTGATCTAAATTAGTTTTTATTTGTCTAATTCTCGGATCATCACATTTACAATTCCTAGGCAACTTAACAGATTCTTTAACTGTTATAGATACATCATTTAATAATTTATCAGTTTGTTTATTTAACTGAACCATTATCGCGTTAACTCCTTTACCTGGCAATTTTGGGATAAAATCTAATGGTGGCACTATTGAACTCATAACTTAATCTTTATGTTTTTTTAATATAATATTTATTGCTTAACAATTCGTTTAATTTTGATTCAATTGAATCTAATGATGTTTGAGATATAAATGTACCGACATTAGTCCCACATTGTATTGGTGTTCGTAATTGTTGTACTAATTTAAACATCATTTCTAATAATACGTTACCATGTACTAATTGTTCATCAGCATCATCACTACCAATCTTTACGTCGCCAGTTGTATTTAATATAATCGCAGTTGGTGAATCTATAATAGCAACATCTGTTTTTGCTTTTAAAATAACTCGATCAGCTGTACCGATAAATTGTGAATTTGTATATTGAGATTCAACTGGAGTAAAACAATTAATTGAATTTCTAGAATTTGTATTTCCTAATAATAAATCCGGAATCTTCTGTGTGCTAGTTAAATATAAAGAAGCAGCGTCCTGTTGTATATTTTCAACAGTAAACTTTTTATTTGTATAATCAACATGACCATTTGATAAAATAATAATAGGATCACCTTGTTTACCAGCACCACGCCATGGGGGCGATACATTATAATGTGTTTGTTTACCAGATAAATCTACAGTGCTACCAAAACGTATACTATTACCAACACGACCTTCTATAATAAAATCACCTTCATATGGTTGTAATGGTGAAACTGATTTTTGTACGAAATTATTACCTGGTTTAATTTTATCAATTTCATCTTGAGTTAATCCGTCAGATATACCAGGCAACATGTTTTCGTTGATTGAAGATTGTACATCTATAGATGTTACATAGTACCAAACTTCTCTCCATTTTGTAGATGTAGATTCTTGATTAAATGTTTTATAAATTAGAACAAATTCACCTACCAATGGAATTTGCTTAATATTAATATTAGATGGCTTTGCAATAAAAACTTTGTTGTTAAAATACCCACTACATGATCTAACTTTTAAAGCAAATAATTCAGAAACGTTACTGTCAGTCTGATCAGGTCCTATATAATTATAAGTACGATCATAGTCTAATACTTCAGCAACATCAAAATCAATATTAGCCATTGTTATCCTTTTCTAACTTAGCTTTTGCTGCCTTAATACGTTCTTGTAAGGCTACTGTAT